AAACGCCTCCTTAATAAATAACTGCCCATTTTTGGCATACATGAATAATTCCATCTTGCCATTTGCAGGGTTATACCAAGCGAAATTATTAGCGTTATAACCAAAGAATGATTCAAGTTTGCCATTCTTAACTTGGGCGCTAATAACTTGACCTGCCGCGTTGTATTTCACGTTGTTATGAACAATCGTGATATTGATTGAGTGTGTGACAACGCCGTCGCCAGACTGCTCAAACGTGGCTTGCATCTTTTCTTCAATCATGCCTTGTTGTTCGTCAAACTTTGCTTGAACACGAGTTGTGTTTTCTGCAATGGCCTTATTTAGATCAACAATGGAGGTTTGTGCGGTTTGAATTTCAGCTACATTATCATCTATTGATGCATAAACTCGTTTGAACTCCTGCGCCCATGCTTCGTTATCCGTCGCACGAACTTGCCATAATTCGCGAATACCCGCTTGTGATTGACCGTGTTTCACTAACAAACTGCGTGATAGTTGAGAATCAGCGTTACTAAGAATAAGCGCTGTTTCAGCATTCCAATCCAAGCGTTTACTAAGTTGCTTACCCGCGTCAGTTGTCATGAAATGACCGTCTAGTTCATCGAGAATGGCTTCCGTGTTGTCATCAGCCTGCCCCTTCGCTTCCACGAAATGAGATTTACCATATTCATTGACGCTTCGTACATAAAACCAGTAATCATGACCTGCCTTTAGCTGTCCTTTAGTCCAGAATTTAGCTCTACCTAAAAAATCAGCCTTTGACTCTATTTCATTGATATTATTAATTCTGTTTTCACCAGAAAACCAGAACTCAAACTCAGTATTTAAAGTGTGCGGCGCGGAAATATGAGGGATCAGTTTTATTTCAAAAAAACCAGACTCAACAGTTATTGAGCTAGGTGCGCTAGGCGTGCCAATAACCATCTGCACTTTTGATTCGTTGCCAAGCATTCCATTAGCATCTTTACCTCGCACACCAACAAGATAATCTCCAGATTCAAGCCCATTGAAGTAGTATTCAAGATCTGTTGTGCTTCCAGTAGATACAACCTTTCCGTCTTTATAAAGAGCGACATTAAATGAGATGTTTCTATTAATGGTTGTTGTTACCCACATGGCTCTAGCTTGCACTTGTGAGCTATCGTCAACGTAAGCAATAGAAAGACGCTCTATATTAGGAATGCGAATAACATTCTGCGTTGGCGGGTTCCCAGTAAAATCAACACCATTATCAACAATGCTTTCCTTTTGCGGTTCATGCTGAATGCAGTTGTATAGGTAATTTCCTTCATTATCCTCAGCAATGGAAATTACACGAAATAATCTTGTAGTTAATGTGCTTTTGGAAATGGAAAATACACCATACTGTTTCAATCCATTCGGGATCTCCCGCAAAGTAACAGTGTCACCATCAATAGATTGAATATCTACTTTCTCGAACCCACCTGATGCCCCTAAAAATGAGAAAGTGCCTTTATCGTCATATTTCCAATCTATAGGCGCATCAACAGTAATAGTGCTACCATTAACTGATAAAACCCGACCTCCTACCTTCACTCCTGCAAAGCTATCGTCTGCTACTTCAATAATATCGCCAGAAATGCAGTTAATCCCCTCTCTTCCTGTTGAGAATGTAACGCTATCTTTCTCCAGCTTTTCTGTCTGTAATATCCACTTACCCACTCTGTGAGCCTGTCCGCGACTAGTGCAACCAAAAGCAGTGACTTTCTTGACGTTTACACCACTGAACCGCTGAATAAGATCATCATCTTGAATGAACTCTCTTTCTTCACTCCAACCATTACTAGGATTTACCCATGACACTTCAATAGCATTGTGTCGTGCTGATTTCGCTGTTGATGTATATTTAAATTTGCCATCAATAACGTTTGAGTTTGTGTACGTCCATACTGGATCAGATGGTCTATCTTGAAAGCAAGTTAATTGCTGACCATCCCATAAAGGCATGCCACGAAATACAGACGCCAAGTCATCAAGCACTTCTTTGGCTTTTCGTTGAGAGGTAATGTAGGCATTAAAAGTAAAGCGAGGCTCTTTGTTGCCAAACCCATCATCAACCAATTCATCACAGTAACGAGCAATGGCATATAGCGCGAATTTATCAACGCCAAACGAGCCGATCATCTCTCCTATACCGTATCGTTCATTAGTGACTAAATCGTAAAAAACCCATGCGGGGTTATTAGTCCATGACGGCTTGAAGCGACCAGTCCAAATGCCAGTGTAGGTACGCGTCTCTGGATCATAGTTATCAGGAACTTGGATAATCATCCCTTTGATATGATAGGTTCGGTTGGGTGTATCACCGTATTGTGATTTATCGATTTTCATCCCTACAACAGCGGAGTTAGGGTAAGAGAATTTAGCGTCAGTTATTTCTGTGTAGCTTGCCCATACCGTTCCGTTTTTCAGTAGATCACTTTTACTATCATCTGTTAATCGTGAAACTCTAATTTGGAAAGGTTTCTTTTTAGGCGCATCGATGATATGAGACTCAAGATATTGACCGCTTATTTTACCTGGCCCTATTGTTACCTTTTCCGCATGCATCCAACCAGAGCCATCATTAACCTCAATAAGCATTTCTGCCGCAGCATCGTACTGATTTCCCTTGTCATCTTGACTAACAAGAGCAGAAACACCCAAAGTGAATCTAACGCGGTCAGTTTCCTGATCTGAAATGGTGCGTAAGATTGGTGTACTTTTTTTCACCTCTACATTAACGGGAATTTCTTTTTCTACAAAAGGAAAGTCATCTAATGGTTCTTGCGTTTGCGTTCCTGCTCGCCACTGAACCTCAACACCATGAATATTTGGATTACCATCCGCATCTACAACAGGAGTGCCATTCAATAGAAAACCTGACATACCACCTACAGGGCCTTCTATTGGCCCTTCTGAAACTAAATCGATGACATTAAGAAATTGTTTGTTTTTTAAGTTGTCATCGAGCAACCTCGGAGTGCTTCCTCCACCGCCACCTTTACCCATTAAACAGTCTCCAAACCTTGTGATATTACATTTGAACCCACAACCATCTCGCCATAACAGATAGGAACCGGATAGCCTTGCCCGACTCTATTTGATAACGAGCTGAAATATTGGTTACTTTCTGAATTTCGCCCCTCTATGCTCGGTGCCGGAGGTGTTTTGGTTAACATCGTTGCCAATCCCGCTGCGGCCACTCCAACACCAGCAGCAAATAATGCCGTCGATGTCATTGTTGCTAAAAATCCACCCGGTATTAAAAAAGATGCACCAATTAACGCCGCTCCACCAATAATGCCTAGCCAACCACCAGATTTAGCACCACCAATGACAGGAACAATCGTAATAACATCACCTTCACTTAATGGTGTATTTAATCCCGCAGAAATGCTCTCCTTGGTCATATCATTACCTGCAATACGAACACGAAACTGCCCTTGATTAATCTCTTTTTTCATCCCATCAATTTGATAGCAAAGACAGCGCAAGGCTTCACCGGCATTGCTTACCTCAAGCTCGAACCGGCGTCCAAATCGGCGCAAATAGCCTGCAAGCTGTAATTTGACCATTGTTTATGTCTCCAGATGCTGTGCGTGTATTTAAACCAGTAACCACCGTAAGTATCTCGCTTACTCAATCTGTCTGGCCTGTGATGCAATATCTCTTGATTTCCTAAGTACAAAGCGGCATGACAAGGCTTTGATGTGCCTAAGCAAATCAATATCATGTCGCCTTCTTGAGCCTCTTCTACTTGATAAAATCCCTGCTTACCCGTGTTATCAAGATAGAGATTTTGTTCTGTGTACCACCATTCATCAGGACGAATAAAATCATCTAGCTGAATGCCTGATAGATGATAGGCATCACGTATAATGGAATAACAATCCTGCCCACCATGCTTAAACTCTCTACCTAACAGTGGCGCTATTGGCCTGAACTTATGGATCACTCCATCACATACCAACCACCAAGGCAGATTTGTTTTCCTTTGTATTGTTCTATCACCAGAACTCAGGAAAGGCTTTCCGTCAGGGTGGCTATGAACAATAGCTTTGATTTCTGAATAGCACTCTGCCGTCATCCAATCGTCTGTGTTAATTTCAAAATAGTTTTGCGGATCGGGATGTATGTTTCTGCAAGGGAAATACCTGTTACCCGAAATTAAGCCACACGACTCCCTTGCTCTTTCCGCTTTCGCGTGAGCGATAATGTCTTTCTCAATCATGGATTAACCTAATTTATTTGAGCCTAAATACCCGCCGAATGGCATGACAGATTTAAATCTTAATTTGCACCCGCTGTATTTATGAGAGCATTTGTCTTTTAAGGGATCGGTTGTTGGTTGGTCTTTTTCATCTGCAACAGGTGGCCCATCATAACCACAATCAAATCCTCGGTATCGCCATGAGCAAATGTCAGCTTGAATAACTCGCCTAGGTATTAGGGCGTTATCTGTTTCTGTTGGAAGCGATAATATGTACGTCACAAAGTCTGAATCTGAGCTTTCCCGTTGCTCAATAACATATTTCTGAACAACTTCTCTTGTTGGATCTGCTTGTGGGTTTCCGTTGGGAAAATTAACAACATCAAGATATTGCTCTAAAACCTGCCGGCGAGTAACGATAGCGCCTAGTGCATCATCGTAGTCGTTATTAATAGCAGTCAGCATTCCATCAAAGTTGGCAAATGTCATTTTGGGTCTATCTGACGCGCCCTGTGCTGTTACGCTAAAACCTGTAACCTGAACTGGGTAAGGCTCATAGCGCAATCCCTGCCAGATAATAGGTTTTAATAAGCCATTCATGCCGTCATGAAACCGGTAAACATCACCACCAAAACGACTTAAATCGACCTCATACAAATCTAACATTGCATTTTGCTGTAAATCTGTAACGTCTATACGCATCTCTTGAGGTATATCTCTCATGCAACAACCTCCTCAAATGTGCAATCTATCTGCCATGCTGATGCTCTCGGTGTTACCTGCCAGCCTCGGCAAACAAATTTACGTTTAGAGTTATCATCACTGGTTAGCCATAAAAATGATTCAACTGCACCTCGAGCCTTAAGAAATTCATCAATCTGCTTACCAATATCAGCATGTTTAATAAATGAAAGCTGATAAGTCTTTAATTGGTTGTTGATCCCGTCTTTAGCTCTTTGTTCGTAACCGTTACCAAACTTGGCTACTTTCACTTTAGGCTCATTACCTACCTGATAAGCCGTTTCTGGTCGCCATTTAAACTCTTCCATTGGTTACTCCAATAAAAAAGGCGACACAAAGCCGCCTGATCAAATATCAGGATATTAATAAATATCCATTAGGTTATTTTATATATTCAGCCTAGAGAAACTTACCGAAGGAATGGCTGACTTACTTCGGTGGAGAATATTTATGACGATTGTTGAAAAAGATAAAACACTCAGAGAAATACAAGATGAAGTTGTAGCACTTCGAATCGCATTCGGATATCTCGGATGTGTAATTCCGCGTGATAATGCANCGATTGTTGAAAAAGATAAAACACTCAGAGAAATACAAGATGAAGTTGCAGCACTTCGAATCGCATTCGGATATCTCGGATGTGTAATTCCGCGTGATAATGCACTTGCTCTCGCAGGTGTGATTACGGCAACAGTTGATCACCAAGGGTTTGATGATAGTGTAAAAGAAAAACTAAAACATCTTGCTGAACAATTAAAAGAAAACGCTCTGGAGCAAGGTAAGTTTACTCAATTGTAATCATTAAGAACGGAGCTTTATTGGGGGTGCTGTTAATTTATCTACAAAAATAACATCATCTCCACACTCTGCTGACTTACCTATTCTATTGCTTAAGGTGAGGATAGTTTCACTTTGCTGGAGTAATGCAAGCTCTAATGCTTCTACTCGTTCCTCTAGGCTCAAATTACCATCCGTGCCAATAACCCCTGAAAATCCACCTTCATTTTGATTACTCATAACTACCTCTTTTAATTACCAACTTCTTACTTTTTCCAAAGCACCACCGCTACGCATTTCGTTACCAAGTACGTCATAAACCGTACCTCTCACCATTTGCTGTATCTGTTGTGCTTCCTTTTGAGTGATGCCATTAGGTGCTTGAACTTGGAATGTAAAGTGCATATCACCCATGCTGACACCGTTACCACCTTTACCCATCTGTCGATTACTGATAACTCGACCATTGTCACCGGGTATCATGTACTGATTACCGTTGGATGCTTTGAATATCTCTGGTTTGCCCCCTTCTCCAACCTGATACATTTTACCAGCACCAACCTGACCGCCATTTTTACGAGCACCTGCAAGCGCAATCATTGCTGGTATTGCTGCCGCCATCGCAGCCATTCCCCAAGTTGCAGCAGAGCCCATTGTAGCAATACTTGTTGTTGCTGCGGCTGGAGCCATTGCTGCCGTGATTGCACCGCCAGTTGCCGTTGCCTCTGCTACCGCTTGAGCATTTGACGCTTTACGCATAGCGTTTTCAGTAATCATGTTCTTAACTTGTTGCATACCCATTTGAACTAAAGCGCCAACGGCTTGGTCTACGATGGTTAATGCGACATTGCGGAAAGCATCGTTAAGAGATTGAGTACCTGTTAATAGCCCTGTAATCACGTTAGCGGAACGTTGTCCTAATGCGTCCAACCCATCTGCTAAGAATTGATTAGCTTGACTCTGATTACGCCATATATCCCATTGAGCATTCATGCGGTCTTGCTCATATTGAGTATTAGCGGCATTCATTAACGCCAAACCTTGCTGAGTGATAGCACCTTTTTCAGTCTCAAATTCACGGATAAGCGCAAGTTTACGCTCGTGTTCATTTTTGAGTTGCTGAACAGGGTCTACTTGTGACTTTAAATTATCTTGCGGTGATACAGCGTTATTAGCCTTTATTTCGGCTATTTTTTGCTGATATTCCGCCTCAATTTCAGCTTTACGCCTTGCTGCCTGTTCAGTGAGAGATACATCATCTTTTGTTATCCGCTCTAAGTCTGCCAACTGCTTATCGTGAGATTCTTTAGCTTTAGTGACTAAATCAAGATCAAGTGCAGCTTTCTTATCAGCTAGATTGCGCTCAATGTTGTATTTATCTTCTGCAAGTTTCTCAGCTAGTTTAATCTGTTCAGGAGATGCCGTATCACCCAATGCTTTAACCGCGTCATACTTAGCCATTTCAAGAGAACCGTCTTTGTAACCTTTGTTTAAAAGTTCTATTTCTTCTCTCTGGCGCTTTAATGCCTCATATGCTGCGTCTGTGGCTTTGGTTGATTCTTTTTTTGCCTGAGTGTTTTCGTACTCTTGAGCTGCTAAATCTTGTAAATGACGAATTGCATCAGGATCTGTTATCCCTGCATCTTTAGCGTCATACATGGCTTTTAGCTTAGCTCTTTCAGCTCCCTCTAATTTAGATATGGCAAGCCTTTCTTCCATTTGTTTTTTTAGCTTTTCACCTTCCTCACCACCAAAATTAAGTTTTGGCCTTAAAAGACTGAACTCTTCCTTTGCTCCAGTTGCCTCTCTTATCTGAGTGGTTAACCTTCCAAAAGCTGATTTTTCAATATCAAGAGTTGTTGCGCTCTTAACACTTAAATCAATTGCTTCTTTTGCTTTCCTGTTGTATTCATCTTGAGCGTCTGTGAGGTATTTTGTGGTTAACTCTAGACGCTTTCTATTTGTAGATAAATCACCTTCAAGCTTTGTAATTTCACGCAAGATCCTCGTGGTGTTTTTATCAATAAGCTCTGGCTGGTCTTTTAATGCTGTTTTTTGTAATTCAAGTTGAGCCCTTAATGCTGATAGCTGTTTTTCCTGCTCTTTCATCTCAAGGCGTAGTAGCTCTTGTTTATCTCTAGCATCTTGAGCATCTCGAGCAATCTCTTGATATGAAAGCTCTTTTAATTTGACTGTTAACTGATCAATACTATCAGCAAAATCTCTAGCCTCTTGTTTTGCTTGCTCTGATTTCTGATAGAAGTAATAGATTGCGGCACCAGCCAACATGGCCACACCAGCAGGGCCACCTAACATCCCCATAGCGCCACGCAACAAACCCATAGATAATGATGCCGCTCTCGCTGCGGCTGCTGAGTTTGCCATTGCTGCTGTTTGCGCTTGTGTTGCTTGGGTTAATGTTATTGCAGCTTTTGAGGCTAATGATTTTTTAGCGATTAAGTTATCAAGAGCGGTTGCTTCCGCCAAGGTTCCTTTTGCAACGTTGTACTCTGCTTGAGCAAGGGCAACAGCAGATCTAGCGGAGGCTAAATCAGCCTGAGCCTTTCTGACTGACATATTTGCAGCATACTCACTTGCTCTTGCTGATTGCAGTGTAGCGACTGACTCTTGACGAGAGGCGGCTGCCATCATCACTTTTGACTTGGTAGCCATAGCTAATGCGCCAACATATCTTGAGCCAACCACTGTGGCAATTACCGTCAAGACAGAGCTAAGCTCATCTAAATTCTTACTAACCGTAATAACCGCATCACTAAACGCACTAATGGTTGATTTTATTGTTGTATTTTCACCGAGAAACTTGGTTAGGTTGTTCCCAGCCTCTTGGAAAGCCTGCGACATTGTTCGAGTGGTTTTGGCAAACTCTTTACCAATAGCGTCACCTTGAGAGAGCAACCCTTTCACAACAACATCAGTAGTTAACTTCCCTTCTGCTGCCATCTTACGAAGTTGACCAATACCGACACCCATCGAGTCAGCAAGTGCAACCATCAAACGGCTACCTTGCTCTGCTACTGAGTTAAATTCTTCACCACGAAGAACGCCAGACGCGATACCCTGCGATAGCTGAATAATGGCGTTTTCTGCTTCCTGTGCAGTAGCACCAGAGACGATAAAGCCTTGGTTAATGATGGATGTTAATTTTGCCAAGTCCGCTGCTGATGTGTTGTATTCTCTCGTGCCTCGCTCTAATCGTGCATAGAGTGTTGCCGTGGCATCAAGACTAGATCGTGTTGCTTGAGAGATATCAAATACTCGTTGAGTGACATCAACAAGTGACTCACTCGCACGAACTGAGTTAGATAGCTTGTTGTTTAATTCAGTCCATGCTTCGGAATAACTAGCAACCATTGAAGCCGATAAATAACCAGTCAGAGCAGCCGCAACTTTAGATAGAGACTGCATTGAACGTTCTGTATTATTTACTGACTGAGACGTTCGGTTAAAGCTACTATCCATGCGATTAAGGCGTTGCTCTAACTGCTGTTGCGATGTAAGCAATTGCCGAACATCCATTTGAACTTGATAAACGATTTCGCCTACATTTGCCATTTATCGGCTCCTTAAAATAAAAAACCCCGCCGATTGGCAGGGTTGTGTTTAATGAGTGTTTTGTAAATTAATTATTGATCATGTATAGAATAAAGAACGTAGCGCAACCTAATAATACAGCCCCAATAACTTTCCCAATATTTTCTGCATTCTTATTCATTTCTTCTGTTTCTTGGATGATGCTTTCCGTCTCTTTATTTATTCTATTTGTAATTATTTCTAATTCTTGAGCAAATACTTCGTAGATACTAGCCTGTGCTTCGATGGGTTCATTAGTTATCAATAAGTTGAATGCATCCATGTAGTCATTGTTAAACATCATCTTATCAACACCTTGAGACTCAGCTAATATAGTTTGATTCTCTTTATCAGAAATTAGATCTCTAATCCTATCTCTATTGGCAAAATATGTTACAACTCCGTCTTTATTTTCCATAACCCTATAAAGCTCATTTGGTGCAATATCTATTTTTATATCCACAACACCATCCTCGTTAGTTAATTTGTTATTAGTTTAGCTGTTTGTGGTGCAAATGGGAGCAAATTAGAAAAGTAATTTAGCAATGGTGATGCCAGACCCAAGTGCCACAAATATAGTAGCCATAAGCCATTTAGTTTGTGTTGATATTGCCTTCTGAACTTCAGTTTTAACTATCTCAATATCTTGCTTAGTAGCATAATTAGACTTAATTACTGCAGTGTCAGATTTTAAGGTGCTGATATCACCTTTAGATGTTTTTATATCTGATTTAATATCGGTCAATGTAGCTTGAATGCTTTCTACATTTGCTTCTAATTTTGCAATTCTAGCTTCCATATCTCCACCTCCGCCACTGCCACCGTCATAGTGACCGCCTCTGCTCCTATCAGTCCATTGAGGAAGAAGAGGGCTAATTACATTACTCCCCTTCATCTTCGCATTCCTTTCTTTGCTTGGTTAGCCAGTCACTAACAGGCCATGCATTAAAGTAGGTTTCATGACCACAGTTTCTGCATATAAATCTGTATTTATAATTAGTGATCCAATATTTGTTTTTATATGAAACCTCTTCTGTGTCTATTGGGATTAAATAAGGCTCTTCACCATTGTCAGATACATTTGGGATCGCCATTTTTGTATTCCCACACACTTGACACTTAACTTCATTCACGCCAACGTGTTTAAGGTAATTTAAAAAAGTTTCTTCCGTTACCATCTTAAACAGATTATATAGTTTTCTATCATTGTCTTGTTCTTCGCTCACTTTTCACCCCCTTGTATCTTCTTAATAGTTTCCATGAACAATTCTTTGAACTTTTCAGGATCAAGCTGTGATAGCTCGTTTAAGTTTTTGGGGGTGCTATCCTCATCCACGGCAGACTGAAGAATCATAACCATTTCAGCATTAAGAGATCGCCCGTTCTTACTTGCCCTTTGCATTAACTTTTCTTTCAGAGTATCAGGCATTCTAAGGCTATAAGGCGTTATATCTCTTATTCGCGTATTTTTTTGTGACATACAACCACCAGTAAAGTCATTGTGATATCACAATATAGTCAATTATTCGTTGACTATATAGATTCACATTGATATCTTTGTGATGTCACATAGACACATAAAAGGATGAAGATATGAATACCAATAAAAAAACAGGAAAATTTCAACTCAGATTAACAGAGGTGTTAAAAAGTAAAGTGGTAGAACTCTCAGCGAAAGATGGTATTTCGCAAAACTCAATAGTTAATCAAGCGATAGCTTGGTATGTGAAAGAAAGAGAAAAACGTGTCAACTAAAACAGCGAAGCCCCAACTATTTGCGGTAGCTAGGGCTTCTAATTTGTCAGAAACTACGGAGTAACCGACATGACTAGTGTATCAACAATTAATGTACCTTTCCACGGTAACAACCTGTGTGTAGTAAATTATAACGGCGAACCATACGTCCCAATGAAACCCATCGTTGAAGGCATGGGTTTAACTTGGCAATCTCAATTTGAAAAGCTAAAACAAAGGTTTAGTAAAGGGATCACGGAAATCGTGATACCTTCAAAAGGCGGTGAGCAATCAATGCTTTGCCTCGCCCTCCGTAAACTTGCAGGCTGGCTTCACACTATCAGCCCTAACAAAGTCAAACCAGAGATCCGCGATAAAGTAATCAAGTATCAAGAAGAGTGTGACGATGTACTTTACGAATATTGGACTACTGGTGAAGTTAAGAAAAAACACAAATCAACTGTTCAGGAACGCAATCCATTAAAGAATGCTGTTAATTTATTAGTAAGCAAGAAAGGCATTATGTACCCAGAAGCTTATTCTCTTGTTCACCAGAAATTCAATGTTAGTAGCATTGAAGAATTAACAGCAGATCAGATACCCGATGCGGTTGAGTATATTCACAAATTTGTACTTGAAGGTGAATACATTCCTAAACAGGAAGAAGTTTCAAATAAACTCAAAACACTAACAGATGATGAACTTGTTACTTTATGCTGGAGTTGGAGCTTTTTAGTTCTATGCTCAACAGCTATGAATGACATATATCCATTATTAAAAGTAGCCGAGCATAGCCTATCTGGGAGATTCCATGATGCACCAAGAGAGGCAATGAGAAACGCTAAAAAAATGCAAGAAATATTATATAAAGCAACAACACATATTCAGCCAAACCAATTCGACAATTCTCGTGTGGTAAATAGAATCAGACAGGAGCAAATTGGCTTCTAAAAAATAAGCCCAAGGATGGGCTACTTTCTCTTTCTGCTAACCAATCGACGCTTACCACTGATCAGCTCATCATTGCGCTTATCATCTTGCTTCATGATGTTGTCATATTCTTCTTTGGTGAAGCCTTTCTCATCAGGGTATTTAGCCCTGAGCATCATCTGAAATTCAGTCATGGTTAGCTGTTCGGCTTCCTCTCGATTCATACCAAAATGAGCACGAGCTGAGCTAATGTAGTCAATTGCCATAAACTCATCTGAGAATTCGTTTTTGCCCTCATTGCGTTGAAGTTTGCGGATCTTCGCTTTACCGATAATTCCGTGAGTAAATAACTCTCTGGCAATAACGATAATGTCAGCGATTGGCATCTTGCCGTTTTTATAGACGATACCTCGCTTACCTGATTTCCACTCGCCAATGATTTCTGAACAGTCATCATCACAACACGCCTGCATAACTATCATTGCGGTTTGTAGGATATTTCGTCCGTATGTCGGGCTGCTAATGGCTTTTATTAACCACTCAGGAATAACCCTGTAGCTCATTACGGCACGAGTAATTAACTCTTGCACCTCAGTGCCATTTAACTGACCATAGGCACTCACAATCTGCTTTGGTTCACCAATTCTTGTCATATTGATGAACGATGGTCTAAATAAGTAATCCTTTTTATCAGTAGAGATAACCATCTCCCCGATTTCTAAAATAGGCGTCATAATCCCTCCTGAATATTATCAAGGGCACTCGAAAGCACCCTTTGTAATATTAAGCCGCGGTAACAGTGACCACGCATTTTGCTGTCTTGCTACCATCTTCGGATGTGACAGTAACGTTTGCAGTACCTTCGGCAACGCCACGCACAGTGACCACATTCACAAGCTGGGTAACTGTTGCAAAGTTCGGATTATCGCTTACAGCGGTGTAGTTTTTGTTCGTCGCATCGGTTGGGGTAAATTTGACAGTAAATGTCTTAGTTTCACCCACTTTTACAGACAGAGTGGCTGGCTCGACAGCAATACTTTCAACAACGATTTCTTCTTGTAGCCATTCAACCGTTTCTGCATCAGCAACTTTCAACTCACCTGAATAAGTGGAAATTTCTTTTGTTGGAAACTCCATTGACCATGATGTGAATAACATATAGCCCTGAACAACATCAGAACCATCACCTTTCATATCAAGCTGAACCCAGTAATCTGGCTGGCGACCAGCTTTAATTTCATCAAGGATTTCTTTCGCAATATCGAAAGCAGAAGTAGATCCGGTTACACCAGCCTTCTTCAATTCCCCATCAAAACTAATGGTGAAGTCAGCACCAGTGACGATTGATTCTGTTAACCCTTTGATATCATCAGCATTAGACGTTACCGTCTCCATACCAAAATCGAATGACTTGCTTGTTAATGCACCTAAGCGTAAGAACTGATCTTGTGCTGGTACTTGGTCAGGGCATCCTTTTGCAATACGGATAATTCCCGCATTACCCATCACCAACCCTTTTTTGTCAGGACATTGTGACATGTTATAACCTCTTTATTTGCAAATAAAAAAAGGCCGCATAAGCGACCCATGTTAGTTTGATTTTAATCCGCGACTGATAACTCGAACTGTGTCACCGACTATCGTTGTAATGTAAGCATGATCTGTACGCTTAATGTCAAATGATGGGATAGCGTCTTTCTTTGTGTGTTCAACCCGCGCCACGATATCCTTATTTTCAGGTTCAGGATAAAATTCCAAGCGGTACATTTCTCCCAAGCAGTGTACTTCTTCTACTTTACGGCCTTCTCTTTCAGTAATTAATTTAAGTGCGTACATAGTTATATTCCTTAGTTTTTTTTAAACAGCAAAAAAAAGCCACCGAAGTGACCTGTTAAGATGTGTTTAATTTAAGATGTACAGCGGAAAGAAAGCGGGATAATAAACCTACCTTCTGTCGTTTGAATTGGATTAACAAAACCAGATGTATTGATAATAAAACCAATGTTATGACTTCTAGAGTGACATCTTACATACTCTAGTATTTCGTTAGCTCTCTGAACAATAAACTCAATCCACGCCTTGCCAGATATGAGTGAAATGGTAAAGAAATCATCACCACTTAAATCATCAATACGTCCAGTTCCATTGGGTTGCTGAAATACGATATATGAATCTGAATCATTACCTTCTTTTTCATTCCAAATATAATCCTGCTGAATGAAGCCATCAGATAACCCGGATTCAGAAAAATAGCTTTTCAGTCTCTCAAAGGTCGTCATATTTTAAATTCCTCAGCAACAGCCTGATCAATCATTTGCTTCGTTTCCTCAAATCCTTTCAGGAGGAATTCTTTCTTAGCGGTAGGTCTGCGGAAAGTTTGTTTAACACTAGGATCATGAACGAAAACAGCATACGAAGCAGAATAACCAACGCGACCAGTAAATAGTGTGCCTTTTACTTTTACATCTCTAAATTGTGAGTTAATGAGCGTTTTAGTGTCAATTGGCGTGTATACAGCAGCTTGCCTACCGCCAATATCTAGCGCTCTATGCATGGCTCGAGCTATCTTTTTTGATGCTATACTTCCAACCAGAGAGTTTAAGTTAGATATCGCATTACCTATTCCTTTTACTTTTGCCCCCATAGTTATACCGCCGTCGTTAATGTGTAATCATCTAGACCACCATTAATATCTCGGTCTCTATCGATAGACTTAATCCTACTAGCACCATGCAAAAATGGATCTCTATCTTCATGTTTGCCAATGGCGATATAGTCTTCTTGAGTTGCTTCGCTATACTCAGTCCAAATAACATTCTTAATGATTATTTCAGTGCCAATGGTTTTTCTACCATCTTTAAAACTACTTCCGTAATCACATCGGATATGAATTGGCTCTGAAAATATGGGTTTACCGTAACCATCTTTACCTGTAATTTTCCAAATGGTTGCCCACCCCTTGCAAAATCGTCGCAGGATTTTCCCCATATCACCCCCGAACCACATCAAACTGAACAATGCCAACAGGTCGTTCAATAGGTAAGCTATCGGTACATCCAGAGGGATCCAGAGAAGACAGCGTTTTTAATAATGTTTTTCTACCATCAGCAAAATACTGATATGAAACAGAAGCGCCAGAAGGTGCATGTTCTGAGGATATTTTTCTAACATCAGCAGATGATAATATGAGGATGACCGAATACAGCTTAATTAAGGTAACTACCGCATCTGAATATCCTGCGTTATCAAGGCAAGTATCAATAGTATCCACAATAGATATGGCAGAGCTTATAACAAGGCTTGTTGCCTCAAACCCCATCACCTCTAATTGCTCATTAACTTGCTCAACCGTAATCACAATAGACATGTTCACTCCTCATGGATAAATAAGGGGCTACTGCCCCTCACATTACCCACCAACACTGGTATCTTTGCCAAATGAAACCATAACGCCAGCAGTATCTTTAATATCAGTAGCAATTTGCTTCCAGTTAGCTACTGTTTCAATCTGTGCGTTAGTGGGTGATTTGATACTATCTTTACTCCACTGATAACCACGTAGACCAACAGTAAAGTCGTACTCACCTTGCATTAGCGCCTTAATATTTTCTTGGCCTAACACATCCTGAGCCTTCATGATTAGTGGCGATGTTTGAATCGCTGCGGCGCCAGTAACCAAGCCTAACGAATGCTGTTTATCTGCATCAGATAAAGCAGGAATATCAGAGATAACAAAACGACGGCCAAGGTTATCTTGCTTAATAGCAACGTTACCAATTTGGAATAGGTTATTCGCGTTGGTTAGTGTCTCATCCATAAAGTCGTTGAACGTTGCACCATCCATTAACCAAGCGATAATGCGTGAATAAGCATCACCGAATGGACGTGTGGCCTTATTCAAACCTCTTAATGATGGTGTTTCTCCGCCAACAGTAACTGCCGTTGTATTACCAGAAATAGCCGCTTTCAATGCTGCACCAGAAGTATTAAGGTAATCTTGCAACATGGCTTCCGCTGATTGAGCGGCAACTACCGCGGCCGCTTCTGAGACATCTTTACCTAGTCGCTTCATCATCGTTGGAGTAACAGATACAGGGCCAATACGACCATCAACCTTAATCATACGGTCAAGGATTTGCCCCAATTCTTGTGGCGTTAGATTGCCTGAGCCATATGCATTACGTCGCTGAGCCAACCCACCGAGTAACTGCCATGATGTTTGCTCAATGTAGTCACCGATATGATCACCATCACCAATAACTAAAGCACCGCCAGATGCTTCGTTAAATTGACGGACGGCCTGAGCAACCAGTTCTGTTGCTGCTAGAGATACTTGTTTTTGAAAAATATATAAAGACATATAAATTAATCCTCTTGGATATTAGCAATGATTTCACGTGCACTATCCACTAATGGGTTCGTGCTTTTGGGTTTACCACTGCCTCCGGCTTGTGACTTCCCTTTACCGCCTTCCCCTCCGGTTCCGGTGGCTTTGCTACCGATAATTACTGGAGCAAATAACTGATTACTACGAAATTCTTTTTCTAAATCATCAATGGTAAATGCAGAAGGATGGCCAGCAGCGTCAACCACTCGTGTTTTACCTTCCTCCACTGATAATCGAGATTTAATGTGTGGCATAATTAACGGCGCAGCGTCACCCGCAAGTTTTGTAGCCAGCGTTTGCGCGACGTTATCAACCAATAGTGTATGTAGGCTTGTGTCTTTCTCCTGCAACTGTGCTAATAGCTCGCTTTCACGCGCCTTTAACTTTTCAGCCCAGCTTTTTTCTAATGATTCAATGTCGCCATTTTTACGTGCCTGATCTTCTGCTGCTTTTTTTGCAGCCTCTTCGGCCTGTCGGCGTTTCTCCTGCTCTGATTTTTTCTCAGAAAGTAATTCATCAACCTTTTTTTGAAGCCCTGACACATCTGGAATTTCTGGCATGCCTTCGATTTGAAGTTGGTAATTACCACCAGATTCTTTGTAAAAAGCCTTTTGCTCATCAGTTAATGCGTCAAATTCTTCTTTCGTTAATAAATATTTAAACATCGTAAAACCTCTGGTTTAGATGGTGCAGTCTCTAACTGCGGATAATAAAAAACCCACTCAGTGGTGGGTTTGTGTTATTTCAATTCAATTCCTGCTCGCTCAAACGCTTTAGGCGCAAGCTTTTGCATATCTTTAAGTGTCATTGGTTTAAAGTTTTTATGTAACTGCAACTGTGCGAATCGCTCTGGAGATAAACCACCATCACGAAACAACTTCCCTCTAGTCGGACCCAATATTAAATCCTGTCTTTTAGCCGGTTGCCTAGATAGCCATTCATAATAGCTTTCTTCTCCCCATTCAGATCTTCCTATTGGTTTAGTTATTATCAAATTAGCAAATTTATCATTAAGTATTGGCAATCGCTGACTTCGGCAGTTTGGGTGTAATGGTGGCATTGGTCCAGCCCCAACAGGATATCGGTTTCCTGATAAAGCCCTACACGTCGATGATGTTTTGTTGTCCAGTATTGCGCTGAATTCTTCCTCTTTAATTAAATCGTCATTCTCCTTATAGAATTCCTGAGCCGCACATGTATGAGCATGCTGAATTGCCGTATTTGCAATTGTTCTGTAGTTGTAAGTAATTCGAGATATCGTCGATGTAGAGACCTGTGTTTTATCAATTGCAGCCCCATTAATAGTGGACTGCAGAACTTGAATGTTACTTTGAGCAGCCATAGCTAAAACAGCCTGATTCTCTACTTGCTGGATAGAGCTATTCACCCAAGATGATATAAATTTCTTGAGAAATAAAGAGCCGCCCCAAGTGGCTAATATCAGCGGCACATTTAAAATGGCTTTTTTAACTTTCTCAGCATCAGGCTTGCTTACTTCATTTGTTACTATCTGCGATAAGCTATCAACTTCAAGTTGGCTTGACTCAACACCGATATCGAGAACAGATTGCAGCAAATACTCAGAATAACCGTCCAGAACTGGAGATAACTCTCGCTTTAATTCAGCAATGATGGCATTTAGTTTTGACCTCGATGTTATCTGACCTGAGAAATTAGCTAACGCCTTTGCAACCGAAGCTCTTAGTTCTCTTTGCATTTCCTCACTATCAACAATGCCAGCTTTGAGGCGCTCTAGGAGAATTTGGATCATCATTGAGTTATCTAACATCAATTGTGATTGCATATTCACCTCTACATCATTGAGTTAACACGCGATAATTCTATCTCTTCGATAACATCCTCAGGCTTCTCATCTTGTGGGATAATATTGATACTTTGCAGGTACTTAACAAAATCAATCAATCGCATAGTGCCAGACTGTAAAGCAGCGAGTAATGCCGTAATTGCTTGTGAGTCTAATTTAGCAATGTCGTAAACTTTATTTAGCTCAATAGTTGCCTCGCCACCGCCCGCAAACTGAATGCAAAAATTAAGTGCTCGGTTAAATGCTTGCTCAACATTACCTGCACTCAATGAAAGGACTGAGTTATCAGTTTGCGCCTCATCCTGCGCCTGAGTAGCCGTTCTTGCCGACGTCCCACGTTCGACTAATTTAGCGCCCAACATTGCCATTTGTTTCTCCCTGCGCTCAGCTAGAGTGATTTGAATATTCCTATCTTCGGGCTGTGCAAACTTCATGTCACCACCTTGTGGTAGTAATACCCCTTTACGGGAGCCAACAGTAAACCCATCCGACATATGGTTTTTAACCCAATCATCAGTAAGACCAGTTAGTGCAACCATCGGCTGACCAACAGTGTGTGCAGACTCTGCAATATCAGCCTCAGCTTGATAATGTTTGATATTTAAGTAAGCAATATCTGCAAGAGGAGGAGCATCAGGAGTGTGATCGTTATTCATTGAACCAATCCATGACCACGGTAATTCACTCAAGGACTTCCCGTTCGCATCACTCAATACAACCCAATCGGTAACTTTGATGTCTCCATCTTCATACCAACGGCGAGAATGCGCCTTGTCATCAATAAGCCTTAATTCAATCCAGCTATTCTGCATTTGCAGTTCAAAATCATCTGTATCTACTGGCTCTTGATATTTGAGAACAACGAGGGATGTTTTCCCGTTCGTTACACGCCAATTAATAATTTCTTTTGCTGTAAACAACCGAATATAGGAGCGACCTTTATTAGCCTCTGACTGAATACCTGAGCCACTAAAATCACTTAATAGACCAGCTCGGCCACGTTGTAAGTTTTGCGATAAAGCATCCCTTATCATTTGGGTTAATGGTTGACCCTGACCGTCTATATCATTCTCTAAATACTCAACTCCCGCGACGATGTTAATTTTAACTGGCTTACTAAACGCAATACCAAGTAAACCGCTAAGTGTCCTTCCAGTGGCATTAAAGAAAGATGCTCTAGATAAATAACGCTTATAACGTTCGTTATCTTTATCATCCATGTCTTTTTTATCTGCTGGATGAGGGAGGTATTTCTCTTTTTTGCTTTTAACAACTCGCTCGCCATCAACACAATCGCCGATCATGTCCCATTCAGGCAAAAACTCATTGTAAGCTGGATGCTTATAATCAACGTTTGTATTCATGTTAATTCCAGTTAAATTCTATTTTCTTAGTCAATCGTTTAGTATTTCTGCGACTCACCGCAAAATACCTAAATCCATCAGCATCATGTGACGTGTAATCGTGAAGTGGTTTATCTTTCCAACAACCCCGTTTGTCATCCCACTCTTTACGATAAGCTTCTAGATGAGCAATGCCTTCACTACATTTATGCTCATCGAACACGCAAAGTGGTAGGATTTCACGCACTGCCTCGATACCCTCATCAATGGAAAGTTTCGGCACTACGTCAAATCGGATTGAATAAATTTGTCCGTCAATTTCGTAACCCTCTCTAGCCAGTTCTCTACGAGATTTCGCGTCAGAACCAAACTCGCGGTTATCGATATCATGTGGCCCATTGTGACTTGCATATGTGTAGCCCTTGTCTTTCAGCACTTTCATGTAGTGCCGTAGACCTTCACCGCTGTTTGAGTAGTGATCAATGACGTGGAACTCTTCGCCCACTTCACGAATAAACCAAATTGACGTTGAGTCACCCACACCAATATCCCAGTACGTGTGAACCGGTAAGTGCGAGTTATCAGGAAGTGTGCCAATGCGTTTATTTTCGTACAGGAAGCGGAATTGCTTGGCGTAGTAAGCGCCTTCAACCGATTGCTGGAATGCCTCAGACGGTATTGACGGGTATTCCCGCTTCATATCATCGCCGAGTGTTTTCTCTTTGGCGTAATACCATGCTTTCTGACGTTCGTTTAATTGAACGCCGTGTTTACTTGCTATCTCATCAAAGTAGTCAACTAACCGCTGTGGTAATTGCTCCACAGGGTTAATGGCATACTCTGGATTCTTCCACCATGAGAAGAAAAAGAATTTCCAGTCTAGGTTAGAGAGAGCCTTGTTCTGAATTTGTGCTTTCTCAGCCGACTGGCAATAATCAAAGAAATAACCTGCTCTACCTTCCGCTGTGCTTTCAATTGTCGTGAAGCAATCACTTGATACTGCCTCAAATGCGCCAGTGACTATCTCACGAGCCTTATCTGGGTACTTAGCACATATCTTGCCGAATTCAGAGATATGCAAGTAACGAAGCGTGCCGCCGCGAAAAGAGGTACTTACATAAAGTGAACCGCCATTACTGAAAACTAGCTCACCAACAGAGTCATTCTTTGCGGGGTTAGCCCTTCGAATTACTGCGGGTAAATTGTCATATGCGTATTTAACCTTCTCTCTAAATAATCGCTTTGCGTCATTTAAAGTGTGGGCTATCAATGCGCATTTTGCTGATTCAAATAAAGCTGCGTCTAATTGAACGATACAAACTAACGTTGTGAACCCAAGCTGACGAGCCTTTAGAATGATATTGCGTGTATGCATACCATTAAAGTATTCAAACTGCTCAGGCGTCATTCTAAATTTTACTTTCTTACCTTTTTTATCAGTAATGAAGTAGAGATTATTTAAACGCCAAAATCTATCCTTTAAATTCTTTTTTAATATTTCAAATTGCTGATTTTTTGTAGCCATATTATGACTCCGATGATATCTCTCTCAGCAACTCTGCCATTTGCTCATCTACTGAATGTTCAATTTTCTTCGGTGGTTCCCAACCCTGCATATCAGCCAATTGCTTAATTGCTGCTTTCGGATCATGAAGCTTTAATTTGATGCCATCTTTACTTGCTGTGAGTTCAGATATTGCCGCTAATGCTTTAGGGTCTTGCAATGCGGAGTCTTTAAATCTCCACACAGATTGAATAACTGGATTACCGTCATCATCCGTTCCCATCTCATGCTCACTAAATTCAACCATTTCTGATACCGAACTACGTCCAATAGAAGAAAGTCTCTCTAACGCCTCCTCACGACTCATAATCGCATTAGAAATGGCTACCTCATTCATTGCATCTAAGAACGATTTAACCTTAGGATTTGTTAGGATTTCACTTGCACTTGAGCGAGCTGTTTCGTCAGTCTTTGCCTTGTAGCCTGCTTGCTTGTAAGCATCTATTTGATTGAGTCCTTTCAAGATGCCTAACACGAATTTCTGCTGTAACTTTGTTAGGGCATCAAAAAGAACTTTCTGCTCATCTGTGAGCGTTGGTTTATTTTGAGCCATACCCTTTCCTTAATATTTACTGTTCAACCACTGGCACATATTTAATGTCACTAATCTCATCAGGGGATATGTATACCCATAACCCATCGAGTGACGCGATACCAATTAACCCATTAGTTACACGAGGCTCTTTAGTAGTCATCATGCCTTCGTATGTGGTACCGTCTTTCTTAGTTGCTATTACGTGATATTTTTCTGACATGAATTCGAGCCTTCTTTCAATACATCATGAAATGCTTTAGCAATAGTTTTGATTTGACGAACATTTCCACGACCAGTAACGATGATTTTTCTAACATTTCCAGCCTGACACAAACAAGCCTTCAAGTTGCCATTAGTTATATCCACCTTCGTTACAGCACCTGTGCTCTTGGCGTCTATGTTGTAATTTTTCATATCCCACCTAATAAAAAAGGCCACTAGGGCCTATTCATCGTTAAATGTTAATTAAATCAATTGGCTCAGTTTTGAGCTGTGTAATATTTATTACTTTTCATGATTTAATAACTTGCCACCGCCAACTAAACCCAATGCCATCTGGCTAATGTCACCAATTAACTTTTCAGCGCGGTTTAAGATAGCTAAATCATCTTGGCGTTTGCGTAATCGGCGACCTGCATCACTTGAATCTTCATCAGAAGCTTTTCTTGCCACGGCTAACATGTGTTGTAATTGCTGGATGGTAAATCCAAATCCTGATTCAGCTTCTAGCTCAGTCATATGATCGAATACCTGCGCTTGAAGTTCGTAGCTGTAACTCATAGCCATCAAGCAAGCTTCACGCTTAGGGAATTTACAACACGGGTATGAGCGACCCTTATTGTCGATGTAATCGGCGTAAAATTTCGCTGATTGATTTTCACCCAATACTTTAGGCACTTTCCTTAAAAAATCCTTATGCTGTAATTTTCTATACTTCTTACATGGGAAACTTAACCCTTCTGTCTCAGCCTTTGCCTTTCTATCTGCATTGATGTAATCAACCATTTCTAAACTAGTCATAGTTGGTTGCTCAGATGTAGCATTATTGATGACTGATAATTTTGTCATGATACTGTCCTTACTTAGTAATGAACCCTTGCCACATAGGAAATCAGCCCATCGAAGCAGTATCAGCTATAACTGATCTCCTCAAAGGCTCATTCCTAAATAACGGTTCGATGTTTTTAGATATGTGTGCATGTGGTGCACAGGGTGAAATGCGTAGAGTTCGCAACCATCATCACATATCACTACGTTACTTTGGTCACTTACGGCTTACCCGTCAGCAAGATGGAATCACCCCCTTACTTGGTGGAATTACACCTAATTAAAAATCCCCGCTATTGCGAGGTGATTGTTTTCTAAAAATTTACGTTGATTATTAACAATTGAGCTTATTGGTTATTGGTAATCTATTGTTTTCACACATACCAGTGAAAGCCCTGAGGAAGCCCAAAATCACAGGGTTATTTTTATCTTGCGTTGTTTATTTAGGTAGGAGATGGGTTAATCAGAATTATCAATCTGGTATATATACTTACTTAAGCTATACTAAGCAAATATCACTATACTTTGATTGATATCTTGTTAGTTTGCCCATGCACCCATGCTGGGCTTTTTTTATTCTTTTGGAATGCTTTT